CTCTCTCTGTCTTAGAGAGCTTCGTATAGTGCTTATCGGGTCTGTTCAAGCAGTACCCCCTGTACCCCCTGTTCTTGAAGTGGTATAATAGCCTTGGCTTGTTGTTCTCTATAAGTATAGGCATACCGTAGAATACACACGCCATCAACACATCCTCGTAAAATATCTCAGCAGTCTGAGGTCTAGCTATGTACTCCAAGAAGAACTCATTGCTAGGTGCGTCATCCATGTTGAACTTTGTGAGACCATGGAGTGCACCGTTCGATCCACCGCCACCAACTACTCCTGATATGTCATACGAGTCACAGCCAAATGCACCTAGGTGCTCATTTGGTGGATACATGACACCGTTCCTCTTTATAGGAGTGGTGTGTATCTTTGAGCTTGGTGTCCAACTCACATAGAACCTTCCACTCTTGTTCGGTGAGAATATAACCTTCGTGTCCTTTATACCGTCCTTCCAACTAAATGATCCACGAGTAACGTGGTGCTCCATAATAAGAGAGTCGTTGTAGTCTATCTGCTGATATATCTTTGTCAGGTTAAATATAGACTGCTTGCTCTCATCCCTGAATGCATGTGACTCAGTCCTTGGAAACTGACGATAAAACTCGTTTAATCCGTCAGCGTCATTCTTTAAAGAGTCAACCTCAGCCTCCCAATAGTCTATAGCACCGTATGATATTAATTCATTGTCTATACCCAACACAGGCTTCTCAGGAGTTCTGAACACAGGCATACCATACCTGTCAATGAATCCCTCCATGTTCCACTCCATTGGTATAAACAAACTATACATCCCACTCTTGGTCTGTCCATTAGCACTACGCTTCTCAACGTTTGAGTCCTCATAAAGCTTCTTGAAATTGTCACCACCCTTAGCCAATGCATTAGACGTAGACCCCATCATACACTTGCCAATAATCTTACTACCTAGTCTTAGACATGTCTTAGTCACTCGCCAATTGTTTAGGATGTTGTTCGGCTTTATCCACTTACCACTCTCGTCATGCACTAACAACAATAACTTCTCACCATCGTAGCTGTTATCGTCTGTGTTCTTCCAATCTATTGTGGTGTCCAACCCTTCAATTGCATCATCCTCCGAGTCAAACATGTTCTTCTTAGTAATCTTTGACGCAGGTACACGATACGCCAACTCAGTCTTAGGCTTATCCATACCGTCCATAATAGGCTTGAAGAAGAATGGTAGCCTGCTGTTTATCGGCACAACCTTGTCCGTAAACATCTTCTTTGCATCACTACCCGTCTTTGATAGTATCCCAACTCGTGCATCCTTGGCAAGTGTTGCCGTATGGATACACTCAGACGATGACATAAACGAGAATCCCGAACGTCTTATCTTCAAGTACACTATACCAAAGCTTCTCTTGTCAGCCTTACACGCCTCCCAAAATATATGTAGTATCCTATTAGCCTCCCGGTAGTCCGGGTATCCTACGTCAATAGATGCCCACTGCAGGTACATATAGTGTGAGCCTGTGATGTATGTAGGCTTGCCGTTATTCATGAACCAATAACCAAACTCCCTGTGGTCAAACTCGTTCTCAATGAAGTCAACCCAACGAGACTTAAACTCCTTGGTCATCTCATTCCATTGAAAAATTGATTGTATCTTTGCAAGTTCCTTTGGTAACTCCTTACGTTCCCAATACTGCTTTTCTTTTTTGTCGTGCCTCTTGAAACAATTCTTCGGTGCTAGTGGCAATCCTATCTTTAGGTTCTGAATCTCAACAACCTCACCTAGAGTACCATCCTTTGATATTACAACAAGGTCATATGTTTGGTCATAGCCATACGCCCAACTCTTCGCCTTGTTCTTATTGGACAGTACGCTCTTCGGTATGTAGTCTTCAACAACCCTGTATATGCTATTTAGATCTTCTTTCTGCAAAACCTTGTCTTGTGTCTACCTTACTTGAACCGCTATCTAATGACTCAATAGCCTCCCTCTCAGCCTCTATCCTGTTTAATATCTCAAAGGCATCAAAGATTGCAAGCTTCTTTGTGGCGGCAGCATTCTTCAACCTATCTGCCGACAGCTCATCCTCAGGGTCGTGCTTGATAATATCCTCCTTTGCAACCTTTATCAGTTGCTCTACAGCCCTGTGACCCGCTTCAATAATCTTTAACTTGGTATCCTTTGAACTCATCATAATAGTATTGTTATATGGCTGTCAAACATTCTATACATCCGCTCCCCATCAACATAAAACTCATACTCAGTCTCAGGCTTGAATGCAACCTTACTACCCTCAGTAACCCCCATTGAAAGCAGGTACTCATTCGGGTATCGCATTATGCCAACTAACGGTTCTTCCTTTGTGTTCTTGTATATGTACGACTCCTCTACAGGTACAGGCTCTACAAAGCAATACCTGTCATATGCATGCCAACCATCCTCATTCTTGTACATAAAGAATTGGTCAGGCTCTATGAAGAACAAGTCATCCTTAAAGAAACTCCTTCCACTCCTACGCCTACCCTTCATGTCATTGTAAAACTTAAATACGTTGTGGTGTACAAGTAACGTATCGCCAACCTTTATAGGTCCTGTGTAACCCAATGGTAACTCCTGAACAATAGCCTCACGATTAGAAAAACGAAAGTCTTCCTCCGATGTGCTAGTTATTACCTCAACCCCACCAATCTCCTTGGTGTTATTGTAACGCCTATCGTCCTTCGGTTTTGCTATGAAGAAAAATGGAGACCGCATTAGAAGTTTATGTTATACTCAATAGATATAGGCATCGATGAAGTGAACTCCTTCCAAAGCAATACCTCCTCATTCTCGCCCTCTATCCATATCTTAACAGAGTCACTCTTTTGGTCCATCATTATCAAGTGGATAGTATGAGTGCCGTTTAATATCTCCTGCCCTACGATGTAGTGCATAGCACCCGACTTGTAGTCAGGTCCTATACTTATCTTCCTAATATCCATAATGCTATGATTCACCGGACTTGTCAGTCACCTCACCCGTTTGGATGTTGATGACAGCATCTGATCCGTACTTGTCAATTAATAATCTCTCCTCCTCAGCATACTGAACCTTTAACTCATCAACCTTTGATAATAGGTTGTGCTGTGTGATCATCGTGTCTCCTAATTGAATCTTTAGCTGATTGAAGTCGCTCATCAACTTGTGAATCTTTTCCAATTCACCTTTACTTAATTTTGCCATTTTATTTGATTTTTGGCAAATATAAGCAATTATTCTTTATTATCCCGCTTTTTGCGTCTATCACGACCGAATGTGAAGGAATCCATCATCTTCTCACCCGTTCTTCCTATAACGTATCCACCTATACCTAACTGTAACAAATTCCAAAACTCATTCTCTAACGGTGGTATAGTAAGCCCAAATAGTGGGGCTAAGAACTTAACATATATAACAATGAATCCAAATGCTAACATGAGGATAGGTCTCCAACTTCTCTGAAGGAAGTTGCCCTTAGCCTCCTCAATAATAATGTCTGTCTGCATCTTCTGCAGCTCCAACTCTTTCTGTATGAATATCTGCTTCAGTGCAATCTCAGCCTGCATCTTCTCCTCCTTGGATGTGATAAGCCCATCAAGACCTCCAAGGACATCCTTAACCATTGTGCCACTAAACCATTCTATTACCTTATTCATACTCTTTCTTTGCGTCAAAACTCGGACACGCCTTTGTAGAAAAGTCTCTGTGTCCGTATACTGTAGCGTTAGGATACATCGACTTTAAAACCGTGATAAGGTTTAGTAGACTTAACTTCTGACTGTCTGTCCGGGTATCCTTAGGAGTTGTCCCATCAGACTCTACCCCACCAACGTAACATATCCCTATGCTGTCAGCGTTGTGTCCCTTCGTGTGTGCACCTACCTTTGCTATATCCCTGCCAACAACAAGTTTACCATCCAACTCAACCACATAATGATATCCAATGTCAGACCAACCACGATCATTAACATGCCAACCACGGATAGTATCAGTACTTACATCCTGACCCTCTCGTGTTGCACTGCAGTGGACTACTATTTTATTTATTGTCCTCACGGTTATTTATGATAATCTTTTGAATTGTATATATTATTGTACTAGAAAGTAACAATATCTTTAACAACATCTCAACCTCTGTAAATGAGATCGCCAATACTCCTGAATTTATGCACCATATTTTTATGTCTTCCAATCTCATCTCTTTAATACAACTAGGCTAAAAATAATGCAATCATACCTGATGCTGTAGTGTCCGTAGCATAAATTTTAAGGAATGATATTGGTAGTATTGTGTTCGCAGGTACGCTTGGGATTAATACCTCAAGACCTTGCTTTGTTAACCCATTAATATCTCCACCTGTTCCTGTCCATATGGCATCAGCACCTGAAATAACAGAGTTGTTTGCTACGCCATAAAACTGATCAACTACAGTAAAAATGTCTTCATCTAAAGTCAACTCATTCTCAGCTACAGCAGTAACGTTTGATGCAGCACCTGCCGAAAGGTTGTATACAGTAGCACCAACCTGAATGCCTAGCTTCACAAAGTTTACCGTGTTGTCAATTAATTTATTTGCAGCAACCGTTGCTCCGTCTGAGTCGCCTGTACCTAAAATATTTTTAGGGTCAGGTATTGTCGCACTATCCGATGGGATTAAGTTGAATGCATTTTGGTAATGTCCTATGTTATATCCTGTTGGTATTGTTGGTGTTGCCATGTCTATTTATTTTTTTTACTTAGTTTTATTGCTGCTGTAATACCTCCAAGGATAGGGAATGTACCTGCTATATTTGCAACAACTTTTTTTGTTTTAGTTGGTTCTTTCTTTTTCTTTGGTCCACATATTCCATATGATGTACTCTTTGTGTGGCATTTGCCTCCACCCATTTTTCCCTTTTTACCTCCGCCCGGTCCAAATGTTGATGGGGCTAATGGTGTTTTTAAATCTCTCATAACTATTGTTTATATGGTATAATCCTGTTTAACGTATCTCTCCTCTTGTTGCATCCGCAGTCCTTGCCTGTCTTCTTTGATATGGTATCTACCACAGACTTAATGCCTGTCAGCCTTGTTACCTTGGCTACAGTGTCACCGAATCCCTTTGACTTCTCACTTAGCTGCATCTCTTATTTTTACAGTCACACAATAATCTCTGTGGGCAGTCATTAACCTTGAACATCAGCTTACATACGCCACCGTTCCACTTACACTTCAGCCTGTTACCCAAGCCCTGTAGCCATGTCCCTAATCGTATTAATAACTTCCCCATTGTTACTTTTTGCAAATATACTAATATTTTCCTTTTCTATTTTTAGGACTTGACTTAGTCGAGCCACCCGGACCTGCCCACAGATTCTTGCACGCCCAATACCGTGGAGTCAGCTTGTCATTTGCCGTACTACACTTGTGTCGTGC